CTGCCAGATAAGCTAAAGCTATTTCTGCTTGCATTTATTTATGATACGGGCTTTTCGTTGCTGATGTGTAATCCTTTCTGACCTTGACTTCTTTAGAGAAGGATTCTTGATTGAACCGTTGTGCATTCCTTTCCATTCACTCATCATATTCCTCGTCATCATCAGTGAAGTCATCATCAGTGAAGTCATCATCAGTGAAGTCATCATCAGTGAAGTCATCGTCATCATCAGTGAAGTCATCGTCATCATCAGTGAAGTCATCAGAAAACAGCCCGTCTTCAAAGTTATCAGAAAAGTCATCATCCTCAGTTAAGTTGTCATTCTCAAGCATCAGCAGTCTCCTTGCTCAGGATTGATCTGCTTGAGATAGCAGGCGTTGATGGGACCTTCTGAAGTCAACCATTTGGTTGTACCATTCTCTGGCTTACTTATTATAGTAACAATGTGGTCATTACCGTCATAAGGGCAGAACATTACCTTTTCATCAATCTCGGGGTCAAAAGGTTTTTCTCTTAGCATAGTCTCTCCTGATACAGTCTCTTCTGATACAGTCTCTTCTGATACAGTCTCTTCTGATACAGTCTCTTCTGATACAGCTCTCAGTTCTTCTGCTACAATCTCTTCCGACACAGCTCTCAGTTCTTCATCATCCATTTGTTTACGACTCATCACATACCTCTCTTAAGTTTATTTGTGCTATAAAGCACTTATTGTACATCTTTATTCATGTAAAGAAATACAATAAGTACTCTAAAAGAAAACCGGTAGACAAGATGGCATTGTCTACCGGTTTAGAGAATCAGATCTTCTTCGCTACGACTTTGGGACCAGTGTAACCGGCTTCGTCGGTTATGGAGTAGATGCCCTTTTCAGCATCGAAGTTGATGAAGACTGCTTTGGTAGAGAGCTTCTTGCACAGGGCACGCATCTCGTTGCGACCCATGTGAGTAGTCTTGAACACCTGATCTTCCGAGACACTCTTTGCATCACCGAAGATTTCCTTGAGCCAGTCTTTCGTGGCCACGGTCTTTGCACCCTTGACGCGGCCTTCACCGGAAAGGTATGCAGCTGCTGCTTTCTCTTCCGGGGTGCCGAGGCGCTTGGCAAGGTCAACGAGGGTTGCGATGGCTTTCTTTTTGCGCTCGATCATCCTCTTGCTGGCTTCGTTTTTCTTGGCTTTCTTCAGGTCCTCAGGGGACTGAGCCTGGGTAGCAACGGGGGCCTGAGCAACGGGGGTAGTCTCTTTGGCAACGGGGGCTGTGTTCTTGTTTTCAAACATAATGGTTCTCCTTCACTCGGTGAGACTTAAGAGGCTTTAACTCTTTCACCAAACAGGTTACTTGTCTCAGCCTCTTATATGTAGTCTCTAACTTGTTTCTAATATTATAATAAACCAGGTTTAAGAAAATGTAAATAGGTTTATTATCCTTTTTTCTAAAATAATTAGATAAAATCTTCATTATTTTAGATTTTTACAGTCAATTATACAATTAAACCTCCTCACACTCCTCATCATTAGTTTCGCTCACAGCTGTTTTAATCTCATCCTCAGTCTTGTCTGCTGGCATAGGGTCAATGAAGCGGATGAGACCTGCATTGACTATTTCAATAGTGCCGTCTGACAATTCAACAATGGCAACAGGATACATTGCTGGGCCATCATTAAATTCATCATAGTTCGTTGAAAAACAATGAAATAGTCCTGTAAAGTCGAGAACTCTCTCATACTTGTTTTTCAACGGTTGGTCAGAAGACCAATTGGGATTTTTCTGAATCTTATACACTTCGCATTGTCTCATATTATACTCCTTATAATAACAAAATAAATAATCCATATAACAATAATTAAGATGAGCGGTATTTTACTCATACTCATTCTCATCTTCCTCTGACATGAGTTCATTTAATATGAACCAAAGAATATTTCTGTCACCGGTTTGTTTAATCAAACTGTCTAGTCCAGGCAGGAAGAGACTGACAAATGAAGCAATACTTCCGTTGAAATGAACCCTCATCAGTCTTCATTAACAAAATTGAATGCTTTTTGTTATTCTTTAACAAATTGATGAGTTGTTCATCTCCAGACAACAATTCGTCATCGGATTCATGTGTCATGATGCCTGTTCCATTACAGTACATACAGTCTGTTGTCTCAAGGTTGTCTCAAGGTTGTCTTCATTCTTAGCGGTTGTATTAATCTTACCAGAACCCTCACACATGATACATCTTCTCATTTTGTGCCTCCTTAGGGCAAAAGTAGTTTATTTCTGTAAAATGACACAGAAATATAAAGTGCTAGCCAAAACTGACCGCCCCCTTTTTGGGATTCCCTCAATGAGGAAATATTGGAGTTAAGTATATATCAGAGAACAAGATACATGGGCTATGTCCTCTAAATATATGTTTTAGAGAAAAAAATTGCTGGAAAATGCTTCAAAATAATCTTTATACTCCTTTACAGGCAAGGAATTAGGAGGGAAAACGCTTCAAAATAAGCATTATGAATAAATTACCCCTCAGAGGGGTAATTTACCCCTCATTTTTATAAACCCTTACCTGGTAAGGAAATAAGGTATTTGGGACCAGGGACCAGGTTGTATATAGCTAGTCCTTTCACATTTTTCATGATTTTCAAAAAGCTCAAAAAATGGCTAAATTATGGCTAAATTATTCCTCCTTTCATGATACCCCTCTCCTATCTTCTTCTACATATAAGTCATTATAATATAAGAACATAGGAAAGACAATTGTTAAAAAAGAACCTTATAGGGAACGACCTACCTTTTTTGTAGCCTTGGCAGTTTAAGTCTGTTATTTGATAGACCGTCTTTCCAGATGAGAGAAAACGCGACATTTGTCACATTTCCCCTGAACCCTGGCTTAAGTTCCTGTATTTCTGTTAAAAACATCAGTGTTACCCCTCGTCGTCCATAATTACCCCCCTCACTTCGGGCATAGAACTATCAACTAACGGCATGTTATCTGCTATGAGGTCTGGTATAATCTGCTCCAGCCTATCAACAGTTTGTTTCTTGCCAACTACACCACGATTCAGCTCCTGAACCATGCACTTGTTAACCAACTTGTAGATTTTACGTTTCAGACGGTCATTGATCTTCTTTTTGTCATTGACCATCATACCAACAAGATCTTTAATCGCTTGCAATTCACTATACATTATAGCCTCCTATTTATACACTATAACATACTCACACATATAACCCCAACTGGTTATGGCTACAGCAGCATCCACGCATATAACCCCAACTGGTTACTGTATCATGCTATGGCTTATAGAGTGGATCCGTCCAGAGTAATATGTGTACCGCTCCATGGCAAAGTCACTTGGCTTATCATCCTTGTACCATGTACCATGCTCAATGACACAACCTGACTCAATGTCACTGGCATGGCCCCATTTAACAGTACCACTAGCTTTTACATGCGCATCTGTGATAGTGTAGAATACTTGTTGCTTGGTGCCATTCTCAGCCATCTTATTGTATAGTTCCTGTACAATAAGATGCTCCACTTTGGACACGTCAGTACTTTGTACTACTGTACGTGCTCGAATTGATCCGACTATGTATACTGTATATGTCATATGCGGGCCTGCCAGCGTTTAGTCATATGCGGGCCTGCCAGCGTTTAGTCATATGCGGGCCTGCCAGCGTTTAGTCATATTTCTGCTATGCTCCTCATTTCAGTACCGACATTATGTGCGATGAGCCCTTCGTCATAATTGTTGCACAAAATATTACTAAGCTCAATCAGTAACAATTTGTAGGCAAGCTCAGTAGCATCTTTGATGCCATACTGTGAATATAACACCTCATCCCATTTAACCGTATCTTTGAAAGTCATTGCCCTGTTATCACTTAACATGTGATACCATTCCTGTGCAGTCTTGCCATTATATCTTCTCATACTAGTACCTCCAAATAGCTATTCATCACATCTGCAAAAGAGCCAATGGACGTTGTAACATGAGTATCGTCAGCATCAACTATGGTCCATTCATTCTTGCTCAACATGAGCAGAACCAGGGTGCCTTGTAATTGCCAAGCTGGTTTCTGCCATCCGTCAAGTAACCTTGGGAACAATAGTTCCATGAAGTCTGTCAACGTCCCACCAAGATAGGTCATTGTGCCATCTTGATAACGTATAGTAAACAACGGTAAGTCATCCAGATATAAGGTGCTATACAACGGAGCAGTATCTACTCTGAATATCCAGACTGTCCGAGTGTATTCAATCAACTCAGCCAAAGGGTTAGCTTGAACTTCTGCTATTAAGCAGACCTTATCTCCTTGTGTGATCTTGAGTAACAATTTACCGTCATTCTGCGTCATACATGCCTCCTGTGCCATACGCCATTCTGCTTGGTCAACGTGTAACGTGTATGAATGCCATGCGGCTTCCTCACTGTTACAGTGTAATAATCAGTATTGAGATATTTGTTCATGCTCTCAATAGTGTCTTGAATCATTAATTCTGCCACACTGAGATTAGCTATGTCAACTGACATTGACATGCTATTGTTGTCTGTTGTGATGTCTATTATCATTCGGGCCGCCTCACTTCATAGTCTGGTACAGTGCTGGTACGAAGTCGAACAGTAAGCCTTTCAGCACAAGACATGCTGGAATGCTATTGGTCCAGAAACCATCCGGCAGTTCATCTACATACCGTTTAGGTATTTCCTTGATATACTGTGAGTAGCCTAGTGCAGCCATCATTCTGCATAGCATCCTGTACTTGTGTTGTTTCATTTTATAACCTCACCATGTCCATCTGAGTAGACTTTGACTACACAACGATTTCTTGCCCGCTCAAGAAAGTATACTATGCTATCATCAGCTTTATTGACTATAGCATCCATCAGTACCCAGCCACTGTTAATCCTCTTTCTCAGTTCAGCCATCTTGCTTTACTCCTTTGATACTGTATGATTAAGGCCATATAGCATTTCATCAAATGATTCATAGAATGGCCATTCCATATCAATTATCAATTGATAGTCTTCATCAGCATGATATTTAGCCATCATACTGTTTAATAAATCTCTCAGCTTAATCAAGTCATTCATCTTTAGCCATCCTACAGCCATCAGACTATTCAATGCTTTTAATAAGCCATACAACATAAATTGTTTAGTTTATATTATTTGTAATATAAACTATTTATTATACTGAATAGTTTACTATATAATATTTGTATATCATTATCCAAATTACTTTCTTCAGTATAATGTTGTACTGAATTATATTCTATTATACAATATTTATTTACTATATGTTTTAATATTGTACAATTTGTTATATCATCAATTGTACAACTATCTACATATAATACTAATGCTAAATGATAATTTTGTTCTATACAAGCATTATTAAACTGTATAGAATAATCAATTTCATTATTTTCTATTGTATGATGCATTTCTGTATGATGTAGTATAATATACTGTTTAATCATTCTTCTCAATTTAATTTTCTGCATGATGTTCATAATATACCTCTCAATAGTAATTTATTTATACAGTATAAACTGTATAATAATATATTCTGCAGCATAATATATTATTATAAAGTTTACTAAATTATATAAAATATTTTACTAAAAGTAGAAAATATTTTAATAAAATTTTACTAAAAAGTAAATTATTTTAATAAAATAAAATATATATTTTAATAAAATTTATTAAAAGGTTATTAAACTGTTTAGTAAATAACTACTAAACAGTTTAATAAACCTATACATTATTTTACCTTAACATATACATCATTTTCAACAATATAACCTTTTTTTATTACTTCCTTAACACCCAACCCTTCATTCTTAAACACATCCATAATATTTATACCATCATAATTTTTTACTATTTTCTCTCCTCTCTCATCTTTACCATAATACTTTTTTAATTTCTCCCAATCATCAATTCCCAATTCCTTAATACACTCCTTTTCATCCAACGCCCTAGACATAAGATCAAACATCTTTTTTTCTCTTTTAAACTTCTCATCTAAACACTTTTTTGAACTTTCATTTTTCTTCATCTTCATCAACTCTACTTCACTCATAATCATAATCTCCTCTAGTCAATTACTAATTTTATATAAACAATTAAATTGTTTATATAACCTCTCTATAAATAATATATACCCTATCGCACTCTTTGTCAACAATAATTTTCAATTATTTTATATAACCCATCCATACTGTTTTCTATTACACAATTCTGCCTACACCCAATCTGGTCCTCCCACATTCAACCTAGTCCAAAAATCCTGGGCCCTACCATTCTGCCCTAGGGTAATAATAACTCAATCGCCGGGTTAATATTAGCACTACCATTCTGCCCTAGGGTAATGATAACACAACTAACATCAGACCCATTTCTTAGTCTAATATCAGGCCCATTCATTATTTAATATCAGACCCTCTTCATTATCTCTTTGTCCGAAAAACCTGGACCCTCTTAATTTACCTCTTTGTTATTAAATATTAGCCCTTTATACTACTATCAGCCAATATTGCATCTATTCTTATGTATTTTGGAAAATAATACCTTTTTAAGTCTTCAAAAAAGCTTTTTCGAGGACCTTTTTAAGCTAAGCCAGGTATATTTACGCCCGAATATAAGCATTATAATCTTAAAATAATAAAATAATAGCCTATACAGGCCAAAATCACATTTACAAACGATCTTTTATATTATATAATTACAATATGGACTTAGCAGCGAAAAAAGACCAGATAATAAACGGCTTACGGGCTGGGATGTCTCTGGCAGATATGTACATTCTCACTGAGTTAGACCCCATTGATATGGAACGTCTGGACAATGATGCATTTTTCCAAGCTGAATGCAAAGCTGCACCAAAGCTCTTGGAATATGACCTACTCAATAATCTTAAAAAGATTATCAATGTACAAGCAATAGATGGTAAAGAATCTGCTACAGTTTGGTTACTCGAGAAATTGAACCCCAGGTGGACTGGTAAGACTGACTCATCAAAAGCGGGCGTAGTTAATATTAACTTTGGAGCGGTCGACATTGACAAAGAACCCACTGTTGGTATTTATAATCCCCAAAAAGGATAAGCAGGATAATTAAGGATAAACAGGATAATTAAGGATAAACAGGATGAAACTAGAGGGGTTTATTCATCAGTCAGCTTTAATCTCTGCCATTGAACGATATCCTGAAATATCGTTCACTTTTCTTATTGGTGGGTATGGCTGTGGTAAATCCTTCTCCGGTGTACTTATCATACTTTACATTTATAACCTGTTCAATGGCTCATATGCCAGGGTAGGTATCGGCGGGACAAGTCAAACTTTGTTACGGAAGACCCTCTTGTCTGATCTATTCAAAGTCTTGAATGAGTCTGGTATAAAATACTATCATAATAAACAAGAGCATACTATTATGTTGGGTACAGTAGAGTTTATCTATATATCTATATCCGACCCAGATGACATATACGCTTATAACTTCTGTGTATTTATTTGTGATGAGTTAGATGAATTACCACAGGAAAGAGCTGTAGAGAGCTTTAAGGCTATACAGGAGAGAACACGTATAGTTGGACCAAATGGTCGAGTACCTTTCTCAATATTCATGACTACTGCACAAGGGCTTAAAGGCACATATCGTATAATTGAAAGCTTAAAAGAAGATAAAATACCTCATATTGTTATCAGAGGCTTGACCAAAAACAATACAACTTTGTCACCAGAGTATGTCAACAGACTTTACTCTATTTATTCACCCTTGGAAGCAGAAGCCTTCCTTGAAGGTAAGTTCGTCAATCTGTACACTGGAAGGGTCTACCCCGACTATAACGAATCACTCCACCGCTATATGCCATTTGAAATTAAAGAAGATGACGTTATTTATGTCGGGCAAGACCTTAACAGTGGTTTTAGTAAAGCAATAGTGTACGTCGTGAGGGGTAAGAATATCTTCTGTGTCGCAGAGTTCTCCTTCAATTCTGTGGGTGACGCGCCGAGAATACTCAGGTCTACTTACCCCTCACAACGTATATTATGGCTCCCTGATGCTTCCGCTAAAGAAATAATGCTTGGGTATCGAGAAGAAATAGCTCAAAGTAATATTGAGTTAATCTCACGAACTCTGAATCCCTCTGTAACGGAAAGAATACTTGTTGTCAATAAGCTTTTCCGTCTTGGTTTCTTATTTGTTTTTGGTACAGTTAAGAACTATAACATGGCTCTTAAAACACGCCAGTTTGATAAAGATGGTAATCCAGCAAAAGGTAAAGGACCTCTAGCGCACGACCACTACTGTGATGCTGCAGAATATGCTCTTTGGTATATAGTCTTTCATCAAACATTCTTGAAAGACTTTGTAGAGACTTTGCGTCTCAAGGCGGCATAAGATGAGAGGCATATCTGCTAGAAGACTTTGCGTCTCAAAGCGGCATAAGATGAGAAGAAGAAATTACTTCGAGGGCATAAGATGAGTTATATAACAGATATAAAAGAAAGACTAGGCCTCAATGACACATTGATAAAAGATTCTGTTCGTGGGAATAGTCATTCTATTGATGCTATTACTGATGTGCAAGAGATAATGTATCAGGAGACTCTAGCGAGGCGTGTTAGCGCGGGGCAGTCATTTCAGTCTTTGGATGAAATGAAAGCAGATATAAAAGTCAGCATCAAAGACTCCTTTGTTAACCCTATGTCTGGTATTGGTACAGCGAAGGATCCTGGCATACATACTGTTGCAACAATACCTCTTGCCTTATCTCCCTTTGAAGCTACTGCAATATATTCATCTGGAGGACTTCCCGAAATAATTATTAATAAGAAATCAAAAGGTATACTTATTAATGGTTATAACTTCGTATCTGAAAATAAGTTCTGGACTCCCGAAAGGCTTAATACGCTCAAAGAAGAACTCGACAGCACGGGTTTTGAAGGTCCTGCTGCAGATAGTTTGCGTGATGGACTCATTTATGGTGGAGCAGCAATGTATCCCACTTTGAAAGGGGACACCGCAATAAGTTATGCGTATACAGGGAAAGACCTGGCAAAGATGTTGGTGAAAGGTTGTATTCTCAGATGGAACCAGGTTGACAGATGGAATACTTCTATAATACCCAACTATGACCCGACTGCGGAAGATTATCTTTCTGCTAAACATTACTACGTTCCTATATCTGGTGTTAATGTAGCCACAGAACGTTCAGCTATGATAAAGCCTAAGAAGCTTCCTTACTGGGGAGCTATTATGCAGCTTGGTTGGGGCATATCTGATTTTGAAGGCTATATGAGAAGCATATATGCCTATGAGATACTGATCGCTTCTGTACCTATAATGGCACAACAGATGTCACTTCTTATGTATGAAATACCTCTTGAGGGCATGATCGCTTCAATGGGGGCAGATGAAGCTAAGAAGTTCATGAGTATGAACGATGAGGCTATGCGAGAATGGTCCATGGCCAATCCTAAAACTATCAATGCGCTTGGCAAAGTATATTCTGTTAATAGACAGTATACAGGTTACTCTGACCTTGGTAATATGCTCAGGCAGGACATTGGTGCGCAGTCAGGACTTCCTGAAGCCATTCTCTTCCATACTCAGCCTAAAGGTTTTAGTAATAATACAGAAGAGATTATGCTCAAACAATCTGAAACTGTTAAACTGAGCCAGAAACAAATTGCACCAGAGATGACGAAAGTAAGAGACTTAGCCATTTGTCATGCATTTGGCTATGGTAGTGAGGAATGGAATAACCGGCAGACTGTAGCATTTACTTTTGACAATCCGATGGTTGCTACGGAAAGTGAAAGAGCTGAAGCTGCTGCGAGAGCTGCGGCAACTATTAACAGTCTTCGTCAGGCAGGTGTACCTCTCAAGGAAGCTATACAATTTACACAGAAGTTCTTCAAGTATATTACTGTTGATAATGAACTCCTTACTGCAGCAGAAGAACGGGATACTGCTAAAGTGGAGATTGAGCTTGCTACCGCTGAACAGGAGCTTAAGAATTTGCAAGCCTCAATAAGTGAAGAGAAGTCTCAACCTGTGGAGAAGAAAGAAGAGAAGTCTCAACCTGTGGAGAAGAAAGAAGAGAAGTCTCAATCTGTGGAGAAGAAAGAAGAGAAGTCTCAACCTGTGGAGAAGAAAGATGAGTAAGTATATCAAGACTGTTGACATTGCTCGATCTGGTATATATACCTATGGTAAAGATGAAGTACATGCTTTACATGCAGGCCCTATTCCTGCACAATATAAAGATAAATTATACTTCAACATCTACCGACCTGCTGCAGTACTTGCTGGAGCATCTTCTTTGTTTACACGTTTACCTATAACTGTAGAGCATCCCAGTGAGAATGTGGGACCTTTTAATGCGCATGGACTTATGACTGGTTTATCAGGCGACCATGCAGAAACAGTATATCATCATGAAGAAGTTTTTATTCGTTCTTCTTTGACTTTGATAGCTGAAGATGTAATACAGTATTATGAAAATGGATACCGTGAAGTAAGCCCAGGCTATGTAGCTACCTCTGTTTGGTTAGAAGAAGAACAAGAATACAATGGGCAGAAATATCAGTTGATTATGACTGAGATAACTGGTGTCAATCATCTTGCTTTGACTGTCAGAGCCCGGGGTGGTGAGAATACCAGAATTATAGACAGTAAAGGAGGAATGATGGATATCAAATCTGGCTTGGTCAGATGGGCAAAGAAGCTTCTTTGTAAAGATACAGCATCCGTAAGAGAACTTCTTGACTCCATTAATGAAAAGAATGTTGCAACAGTAGTTGATGCTGTTGTAACAATGTCTGAGGACTTCCCCAACTCTGAAGGGAAAGGAAAACTTCTACGTTTCCTTGAAGACCTTAAGCATGTAGCCACACTGGATTCTATGCAGCTTAAAGCTGCTGCGAGTAAAACTGCAGACTTGTATGATACATTGGATGCAGAAACTATGAAGGAGGTAACTGACGTGCCTGGAGAAAAAGAAAAAGAAGGCGTCACGGATTACAATCCCGGAACAACAGCAGCAGCTGGTGCGGGAACATCTGTAGTAAAGCCTGAAAATGCCAATCCTGAAGTACCTGCACTGGGTGACAGTGAAGAGGGAAAGGAAAAAGCAGAAGAGAAAAAGGAAGAGCAGAAAGAATCTGTAACGGACTCGATGATGCTAAAAAGCATCGCAGATTCAATGAACTCTCTTACTGAAATGATGAAGTCATTTATTGAGGCACAGACCCCAAAGACTTCTGTTGCTGATTCAGTCCCTGCTGAAACAGTAATTGATTCAGCTAATCCTGAACCGGTAGTTCCGCCGGCTACAACCATGACCCTTGACAGTAAGTCTGGCTCGGGTATCGATGATTTCATGGCCAACATGTTTGGCAAGAAATAAGGAGTAAGAAATGATCCAGCAGAATATGAGTTTTGCAATGGGTAATTTCAAAGGAAACGGCAAAGTGAACGGTCAGATGGTACTCGTTCATCAGCTGCCCCTTACAAAGGGTGGTGTGATGGGTACTATTGATACCGTAAATGCTCCTGCCAAGTTTGGCCGGGCCGTTTCCATTGATCCCGACTATCCGGATACGTTCCTTGTGGGACATCCTACCGGAACGGTTCTGAAAGGATTTCTCGTGTTTGACCCGGCTATTGCTCGCAATGACCCCGGCATGCGCGATGAATATTTTGAAGGTCGCCCCGCAACATGTGCAACCTACGGCATGGTCCAGTTTTCGGATTTTGATCCTGCAGGATCCACACCGAAAGAAGGTATGTACGTTGGTATCAACAAGACTACCGGACAGATTGTCTTTGATGATGATGCCATTACCGCGACCGGTTATGAAGCGATTGACGCTTTCGTATATGAAACTGATGGCCCGAATGGGGTCACCGTATTCATCAAGGCGCCCTTCGTGACCCAGACCCCCGAACCTCAGCCTGATACGGCTAC